CAGGTAGTGAAGATAGTGAGGCTTCATTTATTGGGCCATTAGCTAAGACATTTAACCATGAAGCATTACGCCTTGCTAAGCAGCTAACTAGCAAAGGTATGGGTGAGGATGGTGTATGGGCCGCTACTGGTAAGTTAGGCTCACCAACATTCAGAGATGTCGATGGTAGGTGGAAGCAGGAAATTAGCGATGAAGGTTACAAGTATACTGAGCCAAAGTCATTAATGAATTCTATAGAAATAGACAGCATTAAAGCTAACCATAACTTCATATATAACGCATCAACTGACGATTTAGCACAATTAGCTAAGGGTGAAGATTTTAAGGGTACGCCAGAAGAGTACAGAGAATGGGCGCTTGATAACATCTATACCGACATGGAAGACATCACTCAAGGAACATTTAAGTCTAGTGAAGTTAACTCGCACCCAGAGCTTGAAGCTGCATACCCAGACATATTCTCTGGCAATATCCAGTACAGGGATAGGATTGGCGCTGATGACTTAACACTAGGATCGTTTAACCCAGTTACAGGCGATAGCACGTTAAAGACTAACGCTCAGGATATGCGAAGCACAATGGCCCATGAAGGTGGGCATTGGGTACAGGAAAAGGAAGATTTCGCTAGGGGTGGTAATAGGGCATTCTTTGAACGTAAGAACGTGAATATAAGGGATGATGTTAGAGCATTAACTGAGCAGCGTGACGCTATCCTAACCGACCTTAACTCAACGGATAGGTTTGTTGATATAGACGCTAAAATGGCAGAGCTTAGGTTGGTAGCTGATAACCCAGATGTGTCAATCCTAAAGCCTGATGGCTCTATGGATATGGACATTCTTGGGCAGAAGATTGATGCTAGCTCTGAAATAGATAAGCTACAAGCAAAGAAGACTATGTGGCAGTCTCAGGCTACATCAACTTATGATGACGCTATTGATCGTGTCTCAGCGAGAATTCAAGATCCGCACACCCAGTACAGGAACCTAGCAGGCGAAGCGGAAGCTCGTAACTTGCAAGAGCGCCTAGATATGACAATGGATGAACGCATAGCGACTCCGCCTTGGCAGACTCTGGACAGGGTTATAGATGGCCCACGGGATAAGTTATCAGTAATTGGCCAGAGGTTTGGTCAAGATGCTCCAATGGGTGCTAAGTTAGCAATGGCTGGCGGTGGTGGATTACTGGCTAGTGGTGCTAGTAACGCATCAGCAATACCGTTAGATCAGTTATATAACCCAGCATCATTAGGGTATATTGCAGCCAACTCACCTACGCGAGAGCAGGAGATTGCTTTAGAGGCACAGCGTGATGGATCTACCATTAGACCTTCCAGAAAAAGCTATGCTAATGAGATTGGTGGGTTCCTTGCAGACGAGCTTGGTAAAGCCTTTGGAGGCTCCCATACCGATAGGAATCGCAGAGGTGATACGTTTGGTGGTATACTAGATTGGGTTCCTCCAGTAGCTATAGCTGACGCATTGCGTAGCGGTTATGATGAGAGGCAGGATGGCAACTTCTGGACAGGCTTGCTTTACTCTGGCCTAGGGGCAGCAGAAGCGGCTCCATTCGCAAAGCCTGCTGTTAAGGCTGTTCGTGGATTATTAAGGTAATATAATGGCAATTTCAACATACGCAGAGCTGAAAAGTTCAATCGCAAACTTCTTAAACCGCGATGACCTAACAGCTACAATTCCAGACTTCATCTCTTTGGCAGAGTCGTCTATTAACAACGAGGTACGCCACTGGCGTATGGAAGCTAGGGCTGAGACTACACTTGATGGTCAGTTCACAGGCATTCCAAGTGATTGGTTATCAACCATACGTTTCCATTTGGAGAATAGCGGCACTACAGACCTACGCTATCTATCACGCGCTGAAATGCAAACCATGCGAGCTAACAGGGATGATTCTACAGGAACTCCACGGTTCTACGGCAACAACGCAGGGCAGTTTGAAGTTATGCCTAGCCCAGACGGCTCCTATAGCTCAATACTAATGTATTATGCTAAAATACCCACATTATCGGATAGTGCGACAACCAACTGGCTGTTAACGCATCATCCTGATATTTACCTGTATGGTGCTTTATTACATTCTGCACCTTACTTAAAAGAAGACCAACGCGCTCAAACTTGGGCTGCATTGTACACATCTGCTGTAGAGCGAGTTAATGACGCTAGCAGTAAATCAACAGCGTCTGGCTCAGGTCTTCGCTTAAATATAAGGGCTTATTAATATGTCATTCACAACTTTGCTAGAAAACGAATTATTAGATCATGTGTTCCGTAATGCGGCTTACACTCCACCAACTACTGTTTATGTCGCTCTTTACACTTCAGCGACTAGCGCATCTGGCGGCGGTACTGAAGTATCTGGCGGTTCTTATGTTCGCCAAGCTATGTCTTTTGACGCTGCTACTTCTAGTGCGATTGATAATACATCTGCAGTAGAGTACCCAACAGCTACAGCTAACTGGGGTACTGTAACCCATACAGCTATACTTGATGCTTCTTCAAGCGGTAATATGCTTGCTGAAACAGCACTAACTGCTAGTAAGGTTATTAGCACTGGTGACGTATTCCGATTCCAAGCTGGTGAATTCGACATAGCATTAAGCTAGAATGAATGGTTATGGTAGCGGTTTATATGGGCCTAACATATATGGGCAAGCTGCCTATGTAGACGCTGTCGCGGCAATTAATGCTGCTTCAGCGGTAACGGCTAATGCTGTTAAGCTAAAGTTCGGTTCTGCTAGTATCACAACTGCTTCTGCAGTTACTGCTGCTGGTATAAAGGCACAGTTGGGCGTTGCCTCAATTTCTGCTACCTCTACGGTAACAGCTAAAGGTCAGCAGGGCGATCAGGGTATAGCGTATGTTACTGCCGTATCTTCTGTTACCGCTAGCAGTACCGCAGAATACAATAGTAATGCGTCAATAGATGCAGTTAGTTCTGTAGTAGTTAATGGGCAGCAGGTGCGTCAAAGTGGCGCTAATGTTAGTACAGCATCTACAATATCTGCAGCAGCAACATTTGCTGTATCGGCTCATGCTAATATGCTAGAAGTGTCTAGTGTTATAGCTAACGCAGAGCGGTTAATTCAGGGCGTTGCCTCAATTTCTACGGCAAGTAGTGTTACTGCTTTAGGTAGGAGAGTAGCTGGTGGTGAAGCCAGCATTGCATCAGCTAGCGCACTGACGGCTAATGGTCAGTTGGTAAGGTTGATTCAAGTCAATATTGCAGAGGCATCTAGTGTATCTGCTACCGCAGGAGCCATAAGGTCTGCTAACGCAATTAGCAATACTGCTTCTAGCTTGGACGCTAACGGATCTGCTATTTGGTTTGGTGACGCTAGTATTAGCGCTGCATCTTCAGTTACGGCAGAAGCTAGGTATAAGTATGTAATCATACCGCCTGTGACTTCGGTATGGACGCAGATACCAGCACAGTAGCGCGGCTAATACCGATTTATAGTATAATGAAAACAGATTAACGAATAGGATAGTACAATGGCTGATACAACAACCACCAACTATGGCTTAACGAAGCCCGAAGTAGGCGCAAGTGCCGACACTTGGGGCGCTAAAGTCAATACAGATATGGACTTGATCGACACTCAAATGAAAGCTTCTGCGGATGCTATACTTACGGCTGGAGTACCTTCTGGTACAGTTATGGTGTTTTATCAATCAGCAGCACCTACAGGCTGGACTAAAAGCACATCAAATAATAATAAGGCATTGCGAGTTGTTAGTGGATCTGGTGGTGGTACGGGTGGTACTCATGGGTTATCTAGCCCACCAAGTACAGCACACACTCACACTGGCCCATCGCACACTCACTCAACACCAAGCCACACTCACTCAACACCAAGTCATACACATAGTATAGGCGCTCACAGTCATGGTAACAGCCTTTCGGCTGCCGCACATACGTTGACCACTTCTCAGATTCCTAGTCACTACCATGTAGGTAGTACATGGGGTGGTGGGCATGGTACTTATGGCGCGCCACAGGGTTTTAGCCAAGGCAATGATGAATATGGTGGAGCTAGCTCTTGGAATACTAATACTACAGGCGGCGGCAGCTCTCACAGTCATAGTATGTCAGGTGGCGTTAGCAATTCATCGTCTTATACTTCAGGATCTTCAGGTGGCACTTCAGGATCTTCAGGTGGCACTTCAGGATCAGGGGGTACAGGAGCTACCAGTTCAACTGGCCCAACAGCCTTTGCCCCACAGTACATTGATGTAATAATTTGTTCTAGGAACTAGGAATTAAGTATGGCTGTTGTAGTTGAGTATAATTGTCCATTAGGTTCTACCTGCGAAACAGCAGAGAATAATGTAATTAAACGATGCGCTTGGTACACAAACATAAAAGGAACAGACCCTAATACTGGAGATGAGCTTGACGATTGGGGTTGTGCAATGTCGTGGCTACCAACATTGCTTATTGAAGGGGCTGCACAATCGCGCGGAACCTCGGCAGCCGTAGAGTCATTCCGCAATGAAATGGTTAAATCAAATGAACTTTCTAGGGAATTACTAATTTCCACAGATAAAAAGGTAATAGGTAATTAAGATGGCAACAGTAATAGTAGTTACGCAAGATAAAAGCATTACAGTAGATGGCGAAACAAGATTAGGAGAGTATAGTTTTCCAGCTAACTTGTGGGCTATTCAGTGGAGTGGCTCTATTGGTCATGCGGAGTGGACTGACGGCCCTAACACCGACATAGTTGCCTCAGATGTTGATGTTTATGTTGCCGCTTGGGAAGTTAATGCTCCTATTGCTGTTACGCCACCAACAGATCAAGAGAATACTAACTATGCTAGTTGGGGGTATCTAAGGGAAACTGATTGGTATGCCATCCGTTATGCTGAGACAGGCGTATCAGTTCCAGCAGATATTTTATCAGCTAGAGCCGCAGCTAGAGCCGCTATTGTCGTCTAATGAATAAATCTCTATGGCTAGTGTTGTTATTTCCTGTACTAGCTATGGCTGAACCTATAGTCACATCCAGCACAACTAACAGCACAGTTCACACCACGGGTAGTGTCACAACTACCCTAAAGTCACCACCGCCATCTGCTATATCGCCATCGCTTGGTGGTAGTAACTCTGACTCTTGTACGGTTGGAGTGGCAGGGGCAGTACAGACACAGATACTGGGTATCTCAGCAGGTACTACAACTCGTGACCTTAATTGTGAGCGATTGAAGAATGCTAAGACGCTATACGATATGGGTATGAAGGTAGCTGCGGTGTCGGTTTTGTGTCAAGATTTGCGGGTATTTGACGCAATGATAATGGCTGGTACGCCTTGCCCTTATAACGGCATCATCGGCACTGACGCTAAGATTGCGTGGGAGAATGACGAAGGTTCTATACCTCAGCCTGAAGTAATCACCAAGTACGACACTAAAGAGTTTCTGCTTAGTATAGGCGGTGCGGTGCTAGGATTACTGCTGTTGCTATGATTAGGCTAGTTGTTGCTTTGTTAGCGATATACGCTACAAATGCCTACAGCGAGTATCTATACGGCCTTACAGGGAATATGGCAGGAACTGGACATACATGGGGCATGAACATTGGCCCTAGTGGATCACAAAGTTTAAAGGTTAATGGGGTGTACTACCAATACACGCCCGTTAAGAATACCGAAGACAGCATGGTAGTTCATGTACGAAACAAGCGAGTAGGTGGTGGTTATATCTTCTCAAGTACGGATGATTGGAGCGGTCTTCAGGGTGGTATACCCATTACCAAGGGATTTAACATAGATAACCTACCCATTGAATTATGGGGTGATGGCTCTATTGATGTTGAAGGTACAGGATCTGTTACTGATGCTAACGTGGTATATAGCTACAAGTACAACAATGACTGCCTGACTCCAATGTCAGATCCGTCTTGCTCTGGCTACACTGACGCAGTGCTGTCAATGATGGGTAAGGCTAAGGTTGATGCGTATGACCCAATGGGTGACGAAAATATCGCTAACGCAATGGATGATAAGGTCGATTTAGAAGAAGATTCTGAGCAAGAAGCGGAGTCTGAAGATGATGACAGGTTAGAGAAGATTCTTAGTAGCGTAGACGATTCAGTGCTATCTGCTAATGTAATGGCCCAGAACCTATTAATGTTCGCTATGTCGCATAGCAGTAACATGAACCCATACTACGACAAAAAGTTGGTAGGTGGTGAGTATAAGGAAACGGTAGTTCTCAATGGTGGCGAACTACCCGACAACAAGAAAGGGGCAAGGGCTGGTTTGGCCCAACAGATATTGCATACCAAAATGGTAAACTCGCAGTACGAAAAGACGGAGTAATGAATGAAAAAGCTACTAATGGTATGTGTATTACTTGCCCCACATACACCTGCATACGCAGAAGATACTAATATATCAGGAAGCGTACAGACGCGATGCTTGATAACTACCGATACTAACGGTGTATTTGGTAACCCGTTACCCAGCAAGTTAAGCACCCTAGCTGCTGACGGGGGCGTTGCTCCAGTGGTACGTTATGACGTTACGCTTGCAGATGCTTACCTAGCAAAAATCACTACCCCAACAACATTTAGCTCAAGCCCAACATTAACGGATTCTGTTACATGGACAGGCTCTACCGCTGTTAGTAAAACGTCTGACGCAGGTATGTCTGTGTACGAGACAGCTAAGGTAACTTACGGATCTACTACCCAGTTCGACCTAACGATTGCTGGCTCAACTTGGTTTTCATCTGAAGCTGCTGCAGTCTACGGTGTGAGTAAGTCATTCTCAGGCGGTAACTACACTGCCATCGTGCTAGCTGAGTGTATCGCAAAGTAGTATGAGAGCCGTACTTCTACTGGCACTGCTACCATTCTGCAATGCCGTAGCGCATGAAATGACACCAACGTACCCTACGTTTATGAAGTCGTTTATGGCTGGAGTATCAGTAACAACATTAAACCTATTTAATAAGCGTAAGGACGTTTCTTACTACGAAATAGGGGTATTTACCGATGAATGGGAGCCAGTTCCATTTGTGTCACAGTACACTATCATACCTATGAAGTATCTTGATACGCTGTCATTTGATGTTTACGTCAGTAACCTGTCGCTTAGTTCCGTTGAATACATCTGCTCAGTGTCACAGGTACAGGCTGGGGCTACAGTGTCATCAAAGATTTGTTCGAGAATTAAGTAATGGGTAAGCTCGTACTTGCAGTGTATGTGCTTTTTCTGTCACTACTGATGTTAAGCACTACCGTACTTGCGAACAACTCGCTATCTCTGCAACTACCTAGTAGTAGTGGAAGCTATCAGTCGGATAAGTTTAAGACTGGTGATATGGACTGCAGTAATGCAATTGGCGGAACGATTAACCTAGAGTTCGGAGTTACAGGTATAATAAACAACGCTACAAGCATATTTAATTCATCGAACGACCAACCTAAATCTAAGGATATTGGAGTTTTTGCTAGGATTATAATGCCACTGAATGCGCCAGAAGAACGGATTAATTGCAACACGCTGTACCAGCTAGAACTAAATAAGAAGCGCTTAGAAATCATGAAGCTGGAAACGGAGCTAAATGCTCTTAGACGACTGCAGCTAGGGGAATGACATGGCAGAGATAGAATATGGTGGAGTTAAGCTGGGAGGCAGTAAGCTGCTTCTTATAGTGCCATTAATCGGTACTATAGTTGGTGGCCTATGGGGTGGATTTGAGGCGTACCAACGCTACCTAAGCATGGAAGCTAGGATAAGTGAGTTTGTTACTCCAGACCTATCTGACTACGATAAGCGTATAGCCATCATGGAGAATAAGTTTTCTGTTATAGACCGTGGCATTGACTTGCTAAAGGATGAAATCACATCAATTAAAGAAGCCTCCGAGAAGCAGTACCTAACCATCAAAGATTTAAAGCAGTCTGTGCGTGACGACATTGACCGCCAAGAGAAGATCATCGATAAGGTGGAAGACGACATATCAGGTATTGAGACTGACGTTAGAACTACCATAGATGTAGCTGACGGACGCTTTGAAAGTAAGCGCGATCAATTACAGAATGATTATGAGCAGAAATCTGATACAATACGGGTAGATGTAGAACGTAAACTAACCGATCTTGAAACAAGATTGAACAATAAACTACAACGGGCCTTAGATAATCCGTTAGCCAACTAGGAAGAAAGACGATGACTGACCGTGATTTAACAGAGAAAGAAAAAGACGAAATTGCTGAGTTAGCCGCAAATAAGGCTTATGATCGTTTTTATCAAGCTGTAGGCAAGTCAGTTACCAAGAAGCTATTATGGATACTTGGCGCAGTAGGCGTAACTATATGGATGTACCTTAACGGTAACGTCCCGAAGTGAGCTTAAAACTATTTGCTAAGGACTGAACATGGCACTTATTTCATTAGATTTACCAGCAGGCGTATACCGCAATGGAACTGATTTACAGTCACAGGGTAGATGGCGCGATTCTAACTTAGTTCGCTGGCATGATAATACGCTGCGCCCTATTGGTGGATGGCGTACCCGTAGCGATACAGCAAGTGCTGGTCAGATTCGCGGTATTCACGCATGGGTAACTAATAGTGGTGATAAGTTAATTGCTGCTGGTAGCTACAATAAGCTATACACATATAGCACCGCTGGTGTTCAGTCTGACATAACACCTGTTGGACTAACGGCTGGTACTGAAGATGCAGATCAATCTGTAGGTTTTGGTGCTGGATTTTACGGATATGAAGCCTACGGTGTACCACGACAAGAATTATCAGGAGTAACGCCTGCTACAACTTGGGCTATGGAGTCATGGGGTGAATACCTTATTGCCTGCTCTAGCGCAGATGGCAAGATATACGAGTGGCAGCTTGCCACAGGTACGCCAGCAGCAGTAGTAACCAACGCCCCAACAGGGTGTAGATCCGTATTAGTTACAGAAGAACGCTTCTTAATGGCTTTAGGCTCAGGTGGTAATCCACGCCTAGTGCAATGGTCTGACCGTGAAAATAATACCGTATGGACAGCAGCAGCAACTAATGAGGCTGGCAGCTTAGAGCTTCAAACTTCAGGTGTTATTGAGTGTGGTGTTAGGGTGCAAAACCAAGCGCTTATTCTTACCAACATCGATGCCCATGTAGCAACTTATTCAGGCCCACCTTATGTCTACGGCATTGAGCGTGTTGGTACTGCTTGTGGAATTATTTCAAATAACGCAGTTGCAGTGGTTGATATGGGCGCAGTATGGATGGGCGGTAGATCGTTCTATTCCTACTCAGGCGGTGCTGTATCGGAGCTTAACTGTGACGTTGCAGATTATGTATTCTCTGACATTAACACCAGCCAGATCAGTAAAGTGTACGCAGTAGCTAATGCTAACTTTGGTGAGATTTGGTGGTTCTATCCTTCAGGAAGCTCTAACGAAAACAACCGTTATGTGGTGTACAACTACAATGACAACACATGGGCGATAGGCGAAATGTCTAGAACTGCTGGCGTAGATGCTGGCGTTTATACCCTACCGATTATTGCCTCCGCTTTAAACAAGAAATTGTACGAGCATGAGGTTGGATTTAACTATGATGGCGTTGAGCCGTTTGCTGAGTCAGGCCCAATAATAATTGGTACTGGTGAAAATGTTATGTCAGTTACTCAGATGATACCCGATGAAAAAACTCAAGGTGATGTTGACGCTACCTTCAAGACTAGATTTTATCCCAATGATGTGGAAAGAACGTATGGCCCTTATAGTATGTCTAACCCCACTAGCTTACGTTTTACTGGAAGACAGATCAGGATTCGCGTGGAAGGGGCTACTACTACTGATTGGCGTGTTGGTATTAACCGACTTGAAGTCGTGGCAGGGGGCAGGCGTTGAGCATACTAGACAGCCCACCAAGATTACTTAACGAGAATTGGCCCCAATGGGCGCAGCGTATGTCCATCTGGCTGGCTAAAACCCGTAGCGAATTACGACACAAGGTTACTGGTGAGTCAGCGGCAGAAGACGGGATACTGTTATGGGATCAGGTAGGGCAATACCCAGTGGTGTCTATTAATGGCGCTTTTGTTATTGTGCCTATCAACCTAGGGTTTACCGTATCAGCTTTACCTACAGGTGTAGTTGGTCAGAGAGCCTATGTAACAGACGCTTCTTCGCCAACATTCGGCTCCGCTGTATCTGGCGGTGGATCTGTAGTTATCCCAGTATTTAGAAACGCTACTGCGTGGATTGTTGGGTGAATGAGCTAGAACGCTGTAAGGGATGGATAGAATCAGCCTTAGAATACGGTGGTGGGACGCACCACTACGAAGATATAGTAGAGGCTATTGTTGCTGGTACGATGCAATTATGGCCTGCTAAAGACTCATGCTTAGTGACAGAAATTACAGTATTCCCACGAAAAAAGGTACTTCATGTATTTCTTGGCGGTGGTGATCTGGATGAAATTATAGATATGCACTCCAGCGTGGTACAATGGGCCAAAGATCAAGGCTGTGAAAGTTTAACAATGACGGGCCGAAAAGGTTGGCTTAGAGCATTAAAAGATAATGGTTGGAAGTCACAGCTAGTATTATTAGAGAAGAGGTTTTAGTTATGTCGGGTTTATTTGGCGGTGGTGGCGGTACTACAACAGGTAAGACGGAAGTACCAGCTTACATACAAGATGCCCATAAGCGAAGCCTCGCTGATGCACAATCTGTATCTGAGTTAGGTTATGTCCCTTACTATGGTGCTGATGTAGCGGCTTTTTCGCCCATGCAACAGCAATCAATGCGATCTACTGGCAACACTGCTAGCGCTTTTGGCATGGCCCCAGCAGGATTTGATGGCACTGCAGGCATTCCGCAGGCACAAACCTTTGCAGGTGGCATTCAAGGTTACTCAAGCGCCCCATTATACGAAGATGCTTTAGCCCAGCTTGAAGCTCGTAGACCAGCACAATACGCAGCAATTAACGACAGATTTATAGATCCCTTTACTGGTTCTCGCCCTAGGCGTGGCGGTGGTTACGGAACTTCTGGTGGATCTGACTACGCTGCCTTAGCTGCGGCTGGTGGTGGGTTAAATAACGAGCCGACTGCACCAAGAGCGCAAACTGAAGGTGAATACTTCGGTGTTAATAGACAATACAACCCATACAAATACAGTATGCCCACTGAGAATATTTCTGGGGCTGATGGCGTTATTGACTACCGAGACATGAGCTTTGGCGAAGGTGGGCGTAGGGACGTACATTGGTCAGAGAATTTAGGTAAGGTGTTGCCTTTTGGTAATCTACCGAACATTTTCGATCAGATCGGAACAAAGGCTTTTAACTGGTCAGATGAAGGTGATGCTCCAATGACGCAGGCAGAGGCTATGCAGCGTATGAATGCTGCTGACGCACGATACAATAATAGAGACTACTCAGCCGTTAGCGGTGGATTGCTTTCAGGCGGATTAAACCAGAATTTAGATCAAATTAAGGTTGGCACTCAAAAAGAGCTTGAGCAAAGATTGGCTATTGATGCTCAAGAAGAGCAGCAGTATCAGCAGCGGAAAAGCGAATTTGAACAGCGCCAGCGTGAGAGTGCGCAGAGGCTGGCTATTTTGACGCAGGGAAATGCCCAGCCTAGTAGAGCTATTGGCGTTAGCGGTACAGGCGCTGGATTAAATCAAAGAGGCAGCACCTATAGTGGTGGTGGACAAGCGGCTGCGTCAGGCTATGGCGGAATCTCTGGCGGCGGCGGCAGATAAGCTACTAACTTTAAGTAAGGAATAACATCATGGCAGCACCAGCAGGCGGTAACGCACAAGTACCAAGTAGCCCATCAATGGGTGGCGCAAGAAATATGAGGGCTGTCCCACCTTGGGAACGTCCGCTACAGCCTATGCAAGCGCAGCAGCCACAAGGGTTTAATGTAAACACAGCATCTGCACAGGGTTTGCAAGACTCAATGGGCGCTACAGGCGCTGAACTTAACTACCGCCCAATGGAAGCTAACGCAGCATTAGTTGGGCAGCAGGGCTACACTGCAGACACCTTGGCAGGTCAGGATCTATCTGCCTACACTAACCCATACGAAAATCAGGTTGTTCAGCAGTCTATGGATGATATAGAGCGTCAGCGCTTAATGTCTCAGAACGTAGGCGCAGCACAAGCTGGGGCAGCTAACGCATTCGGTGGTTCACGCCACGGTGTTGCAGAAGCAGAAACTAACCGAGCATTCGCAGATCAGTCTGCGCGTACAGCTTCAGGGTTACGTCAGGCTGGTTACCAGAACGCACAA